TCATGCGTCATAATAGATATCCGCGTCGTACGGCAGCTCGTCACTAAAATGGTCGCTATACTGCCAGATGCGCACACGCCCCGGATACTCGTCACTGAGATCGTTGTGGCTGTTGTACTGCGCCACCCAAAGCGGCACGTAATTGGGCAAATCCTCAATCCGGATGTAATGGCTCCCTTCAGCGCTCAGCCAGTTCCAGCTGGCGTAGATTCCATTATACTGATGGCCATAGTCTGTCAATCGATTGATGAACGCCCGGCAGCACTCCGTTACATCACCGTTCAACATCCGCTTGCTTTCCGCATCGTACCAGATTCCCAAGGGCGGAGTCTCCCCGCGCAGATATTCTTCCAGCCATGCGGCCACCTGGTCAGCCTCGTCTACGGCTTCATCGTAGGTACATGCATGGGAAAAGTAGTACACGCCATACTGCAGGCCGTATTCCACGGCTTTGTTTACGTGGTCGATAAACATATCATCAAGATGGGAATGTTCGCCAATCTTCAAGATAACCCCCTCGATGCCAGCCTCCTTGACTGCTTGCCAGTCTACATTTTCCTGCCATGCACTGATATCAATTACCTTCATTTGTGCTTTACTCCTTTCATTTGCGAGGTTTTATTGTTTCTTCTTTCCACACCTGTCCGGCCTGTAATTTCTTGGAAACGGGCACATCTCAAACAGACTGTACTCCATCCCCTGCACCTGCCCCACATAAAAGCCCTGCCGCCTTGCTACATAAGCAAAGGCGGCAAATTTGTTGTATAGTTCTGTCCAGGCTAAGCCATTCATTTTCCCTCATCTTTCTCCCGTGCAATCTCATGCGGATTTTCAAAATGATTAACAGCGGTCTTAGACAGATAACCGCTAAGCCCGCCTGCAATGCCTGTTAAGAGTTCAGCAGGTGCGCCCATGACTACTCCAACTATCAGCGCAACGGCCAGCCCTCCTACCGCAACTAAATCCGTTGTTATCCTCACTGGTGCACGCCTCCTAAAACATCATCAATCCGATCAAGTCTGTGATGAGCACTTGCCGCACTAGCCTCAACTTTAGCAACACGCTCCTGTAAGTCATGCCTACGCTGTTCGCTGTAGCGAAATTCGTCTTTTAGTTCCTGTACGATTGTTCTTAAGCCTTCGATTGATTTGTTCAATGGATTTAAGACAATATACGAAAAAGCACCTGTGAGGAATCCAGCTATTACAATGGATTGCGCTACAGTATTTATGATTTCCATTTTGACCACCTCATTTCCATGTTTTCAAAGGCATAGAATTTTTTTGAAAATGTTATACATAATCTCGTACCCTCGGTCATTAGGGTGTAGATTATCGTTCATCACATCATTCAATGGAATGTTATGTTCCCATAAATAATAATTCATGCGAGAAAGCAAGTCATGTGCGGGGACTCCGCATATATCACAAGCCTGAATAATTGCAGACTGAATAGCGGGGGCATTTGCAATTTTTAACGGACTATTAGTAAGAATAACAGGTTGAATACCGCGATTTACAAGCCAACGTATAATTTTTGTCATATAAATTGTTATCGCATTCCACTTGTCTTGTTTATAAACATCGTTTGTACCAATGGATAGAACAGCTATATTTGCTCTATTTCCATCATCGTCAATGGTTAATGTTTCTAAGTTATCAAATATTTGCTTGGTTGTAAATCCACCGATAGCATTGTTGCAAGCCTTGGTGTTTGGATAACTTGAAATAATATAATTTATCATCATATTAGCCCAACACTTGTTACCTGTGTTGCGATACCATGTTTTTACATTATTTGGTATTAAATGACCACTTGAACCATTCGACCCACCATTATAATTACTGCAACCATACCCTTCAACAATACTATCGCCAATAAAAACTACAGACTTACTGCCCATTCCTAGTCCAATAAGACCTCTCGCAAAGTTATTCAATTTCTGCCAGTTTATTTCTTCTACATTTTGATTATTCGTACCTAAAGCAAAATAATGATAAGCTTCATTTGTTGATGTACATTGAACGGAATACCTGTAGTTTGTATATCCATCGTCAACTCCATTGAGCGGGTTAGTTTTCACAAGTGTACCATAACCGCGTTGTGGCAGGCCGAACTCAAGACAATCACTTTCATTTGTCACGACACTTATTGAGTTATTTGGCACTAAAATAACATTTTCATAATTTGTGGAAGTTGCGCCTTTACCTAGCACCTTTAGTATTTTATCGTCAAAAAATGCTATTTTTTTCCACGGAATAGTTTCTACGGTTTCATTTTCATAGCATAGAGCCATATATATTTCATCGCGTACAAAGTATTCATAAACACGGAAGCCTGGGCTTTCATCTTCTGACGGTCTGAATATATTCAAAGTCCCTGGCCCATTTACAGGCAAGCCAAATTCTCCGTAATTTGTTGAAGGGTCGACCCTATAACTTTTATTTACCTCTAAATTCAAGATGTTAGAGGCTACAGTAGTAAAAGAACTAAACTGCTGTGAAATCCACTTAAAACTACTAAGTGTTGCATTTTCTAATGCAAATCCATAATATTCATGGCCTTTAACATTATAACGATATACAGTATATCCTGTTGATGTATCATCACTATTTTTAGGACAATAAACCAAAAGCGTTCCGTACATTTTCTTCGGCAATCCGAAGCTTTCGGGGACATTATCCAAAATCATATAAATCCTGTTTTTAGGGAGCTTTAGAAACGTATCATACTGAGGATTCGTATCCAAGTATGATTTACTGATAATTGAAGATTTCTGAATCGCTGAATTGTTAATATTCTTTAATTTATCTCCAACAGTTTTAGCGTCAGCTGCCGCATTTGGTATAGTCAATGTAGAATCTACACCTACATCTACAATTTTCGCAGCCGCTTCCGCCGATGCGGCTGCGGCATCAGCAGAAGATTGTGCTGACGCTATAAGCTCGCCCTTTTTGGTAAGCGTAAAAGCATCAAGCTCTGTTTTTTTTGTATCAGTATACGTATCCAGCGTTTCTTCATGTCCGTCAATCATCTTCGATATATCATCAATTCCTTGGTTAACCGCAGCCCTTGCCGCCTCCACGATAGCCGCATCATACTTGTAGGCTTTTGGAACCCCCAACGGGACAATGCCCTGATTCAGTTCCTTGGCCAAGATATCCGATTTAATTTCAATCGACATGTGAAATCCCCCTTACGATAAACTTTGATGGATAGAGGAGTGTCATATGCAGGCCGCTTCTGGTGGTCATGGATATGTCATACCAATACGTTCCTGGCTTCAATTTGCGCATATCTGCTGCCGATCCATAAGGCGATATGACATTATTGAGCCTGTCCACACCGCAGGCCAGCTTCAATACCGGACTGACGTCTTCCAGCTTTTCTTTGATACTGAATTTTATGGTTTCTGTGCCGTCCAGCACATAGCCATCTTTATCCAGGTAAAACAGCGTAGTGAAGGTATCACCCTGATTCACCATGATGGTTTTGTCCTTGATTGTTATCATATAACCACCCCCTACTGAATGGTAATAGTTGTTGTTGCCGCAATGCCGGAGATACCCGCCTTATTTACCGCTGTTACATCGATAACATGTTTCCCCGCTGTAAGCCCGGACAACTCAAATTTTGCATTAAGCACACGGTATTCAGACGAATCATCAACCAGAATTCGATAATACTGCAGGTTTGTATTGGTAATCTCGCGCCATGTCAGTTTTACGCTTGTCCCTGATACTGTAGCGGTTAAATCCGCAATTTCCAGTCCGGCAATCATGCTGATCATGTTCGTGATGGTCATACTGACACCAGGGCTTCGCAACAGATTATTGACGGTTACCACTTTGACATAGGCCGTATCTTCCGGCACATCCCCTGTATACTGGGTGCTATCTATACTGGCCAGCATATCCCAGTTCACATTATCGTTTGAGGTAAATATCTGATATGTACCCAGGCTTTCACGTTCCCAGGAAATATCAAGCCTGTAATGGATTGTGCCGTCAGCGGCCATATACTGATATTTCATCGCAGATAGTCCGCTGACGTTCTTAATCATTGCGCCCTCTGAGCTGTACTGCGGTTCCGGAATATCGTATTCTTCATTGTAGATTCGCTCATCGTATTCAATGCACTCGATGGTACGCGTGAAATCCTGTGCCCGGGAAATGCTTTTTACGACAAAAGGTTTGGCGCCTACCGTAGCCTGCGCCAAATCGAAAATATCCTGCTCCTGTGGCGGGTCTGCTTCATTGATTGAAGCCAGCTGTACTTTACACCAGCCGTCTTCATTGTTGAGGATGGTCACTGCCGAAGTATAGATATTATCGTTAAGGGTGCGGTACTGGATACGGTAATCGCCCTCCGTACTGTCCAGTTCTACCGGCAGCAGCAAGGTGTTGCCATCTACGCGATGGATACGGCCTGACTTCGCCCATTTTGGCACATCATGAGCCACCAGGATAACATCGCCCACCGTACAGGCTATGGCATCGATATTCGCTTCAAAGCTGATGGTACGGCGCAAGTACAGGTTGCTATACAGCTGATACATACCTTCGCGGTACGCCTGCTCATAGCTGGTGATGCCGTCGAAGGTAGCCTGCGCGGTTTTCTCCTCTGCATCGGTATCATAGGAATCCGAATAGATGGTGATGGTTTCCCGGTTATAGTCGTTTGCGGCATCCATATAGGTCAGCTCGACGCAGTTTGCACGGTCCGATGTCTGCATAAATTCTTCCTGAAAAGAGCCCGCAATGATATTGCCCATGCCAAACATCTGCACTGGCTGTTGGACATGGTCATAGACACAGCCGTATCGGGTACCGAAGCGAACGACCTTTCCATGACCGACAGCAGCGATGTTATTATTTATGGTGGCCAGCATTTCTCCAACGGTATTCAGTTCAATGTTGACCTTATAGTTTTTCTCCTGGCAAAAATCTGCCCATGCCTTGAACTGGTCATAGAGCATATACTTAGCAGGAATTCCCCGCACATCATACTCCCATGCCCCAGTATTGGCGTCCTGCAGGTAACTGCATTGATGCAGGACATCATAGCAGGACCATGCCGGATTATCACTGGCCTGTTCTTCATAGGCTTCCGTTGTGGGATTCCAGACAAGCACATAGGGCCTTGTTTTGAGGAATTTCAACGTAGGTGTGCCGCTCAGCTGGTCCGTGGCCAACGCCTTGATGCCGATGAGCGCAATATTCGGATAACTGAAATCATCATGAGCAATGGAGGTCAACGATGACCACCAGCACCGAACTGCTGCCCGGGAACTGTCCACATCGTGACTGCGGGCGGTGACCTGCATCCGAACCTCATAGGCAGCTGACGCCAACGGGTCAATGCGGAATTCCTTGCGCAAGGCACTGGATTGATGTGCGGTAATCCTAGCACCTTTATGAACTACGGAGAAGGTTCCCGTCGTTGCGCTGGCACTGACCACGAAATCGCCAACCTCAGCCTGTTCTTCGCCTATCCGGATAGTCCCACTCATCTGCGAGCCGTCCGGATAAGTGATTGTTATCGTCTTGCTAAGCAGTTCCTTCGTGTCATGTTGGTCAACAACGACAACGCTATACTGCCCTGCAGACGGCATCCTGCCGTTAATAACCGATATTCCCACTGCCCCAGACGATATATCTACGCTATAAACAAATGGTATCCAGTTTTCGGTCCCTGCCTTCCGATATTCGCCCAGTATTTCCACCCAGGCATCATCAAGGCCGCCGCTGTCATTGGCATAGTACAGGCCATTGGAGAATTCCACCTTGGTGATAATCCCCTCCGAGGCGTTGCCGGGAACGGTATCCACCCGTTCCTCTGCCAGTAACTGGTAGCCCAGCTGCTTGGTGCTGTAGGTATCGTTGAAGTTTGGAATAACGGTCTGCGTATTCGTGCCCTCGCGGGTTTCCACCGTCAAATCCTTGTAATAGCTGGCGGCATTGTCATTCAGCTGGATATTGCTGATTGTTAACGGCCCTTCACCGGCAGCCACCAGCCAATTGAGATATTCCTTGTTATCCAGAACATCCACAAACTTGCCAATGGTCTGGCCGCCACTCTGCACCGTTCCATAGGTCAGGGCAATGGAATTATTCTGCCCTTCCATAGTCTGAATGCCGTCCCAGGAATAGGTGGCATCATTCTTAAAGTCACCGAAGTTTCCGGTATCGACTTTTTGCCCAAACAATCGGTTAATCAGTGTGCCACCGATAAACATGACGGCTGCAGATGCCATTACCGCCCCCAAGGCACCTTTGGCAAAGAACGAGCCACCTTTTGCCCATAAACCACCGGATATACCACCTGCGTATACCGACAGTGCAACCATGGCAATGATCCCCAGTATATTTTTCCCTCTGTGACCGCCCATGACTTTCGGATAGATGACCACCAAGGCATCATCCGGAATCATCGTCTCCAGCTCTATCGGCTTACTATTGACCAGAATATCTACATTGGCACATGCCGGCATATACTGCCGTATCACTTCATTCGCAGTCTTGCCAGCTTCCACAGTATGCAGTTCCCTTCCGTTCCAAGGCTCGAACGGATTTTTGATTATCACCAGGTTAATCATCAGAACCACCTACATACTCATAAAAGCCCTCGATTACCAACCGCCATGCCGGCGAATCGATGCGATCAACACATACGCCGATATTCGAGCGTATATGGATAAACTGGCCATTGCCGATATAGCAGCCGGTATGATTGACAATACCGCTGGGCGTGCCAAAACGGATGGCCATCAAACAGGGCACCGGCAGTTCTTCGCCTTTCCTGATTCTGCGCCAGTTTGAAGTGATTGCCGTTTTACTGGTAATCAGCGCATTGACCTTTTCGAGGTCATCAAAATCTGCCGTATAGTCCGGAATGGTCATGCCATATCTTCGATATATCTCCTGCACCAAACCATAGCAGTCAAAACCTTCTTCCATGCTTCTGCCCCGGTTGGTGAACTTAACGCCAATCAGGTCTCTATACTGAATCAATGGACATACACCCCTTTCTGATCTATCCCCTGAAAGCCGCCAAAGCGGGCGGAATTGTTCCTTGCCCTGCAATCCGTCAGCGTGTGATTGCAGCTACTTTCCGCAGACCGGCACCCGCAGCGAATGCCCTTGTACTTGAACGGGCAATTATTCTTCATATACCGATTCAGCGGGCGGCGGGTTCTGCTGCTGTACTCATTTCCCAGCGTAAAGGTGATACTCTGCTGATTGACTGTGGTCTTGGTCACCACAAAATACTCCTCCAGCTCCGGTTCCGATGCGGAAAGATTCTCTGTATTGACCACCCGAATAATGACCTGAAAACCATTGGCGCCTTCAGCTTGTTCCACCATATACTGCAAAGCCTGTGAAGTATTGTCGATGGTCAGCGCCACATTCGGGTCACTGTCATCCGTCTGTTCGCGAATTTCGCCCAGCTCGAAGGGAAACGCCTGCCAAAGCTCACCATTCCAGATAATATCTTCCGTGTTGTAACAAATCCTCGCCGAGTCCTCCGGCAGCTTGATTTCCAGCAGAGGGATAAAACTGGAATCTGTGCTGAGCTTGTTTTTCTCCCGCTTGGCTACTGCTGATAACGAAATCATCTCATACCTCCGTCAGTTCAATCGTGCCATTCCAGTAATTCATGACATCGTTATTCCATTCGCCCACATTGGTAATCCGCACTTCCACCTGTTCTTCATCAGGGTTCATGTAGTCATAGGACAGGTCAATGGAGTCCGTATTTGTCCAAATAAAGGAGTTCGCCGCAAACTTTGCCTTATGGACAACAAAGTCCATAATCCGCAAGTAGGAACGCCGAGAGATATGATTCCACTGTAGAGTCCACTTCCTGCGCGACCGGGTAAATTTCGACCTGGACTGCATAGAGCCATCTTCAAACTTCGATGTAATGGACGTATTTTCCGGCTCTTCTTTGAATGGCCATGCCGGAGATGGCACATCATCAGGCCAATATAATTTTGTACTCATGTTGATGCCACCCCCTTAATCATGCTACGGATGCCATTTTGATTGGTAGCCACAGCGTTGAGGACAACACCGACTACCCACTGCTTGCCATCCCATTTTGCTGTGGTCTGCTCGGCATCCACCTTGGAGCCGGTATTGTTCGTGATGTTGATCGTCACATTGCCGCCCTTCCCCTTTCCACCGATAGCTGCAAGGTTTTCAGCATTCAGAGGAATCACGGCTTCATTCTCCCCAGCTTCACCAATCATGGCCATGGTAGGTGCTGTAACGATGCCGCCCTCTGCGAACTTCGGCACGTTGAATAGGCTCTTCGCCGTTGGTGCAGTACTGATGAACTGGTCAGCTGCCGATTTTACGCCGAAGCTGCTGTCATGTGCCACTCCGCCCCATGTCCATGCCGATGCTCCGCCTCGAGTCCCGCCAAATGCGCCGAGGATGCCGCTCATCCACGTTGCAGCCAATCTCTGCGCGGCAATCTTGGCCATCATGTTCAAGACAGAATTCCCGAAATCTTGCAGCACTGACTTTGCGCTCTTTGTCCCCTTGATAAACGCTGCCATGGAATCAGCCATTGTACTGTACATGGTGTCGGATACATCAGCAATATACTCCATCATGCTTCCATGGGCCGTCTGCCATAGTTTCACGTACTCCTTCGCCAGGGCTTTTTCTCCCTGCAAGTTCAGAGAGGCTTCGCCGCGCTTCTCGCCTTCCGACTTTGATAAGGTTCCATTGGCATTGCGTTGCGACGTACCCATGTACTGCACGAGCATGGCAAGGTTCCCTTCCTCTACCAGATAGTTCACATACTGGTCATGGGCTTCTTGGCGAGCTTTCCGACGCTTGTCTTCGGCCTCTTCCAGCTGTGCATAATACTGATCTTCCAGCAGCTTGCGCGTCTCGACATCATTCTCGTCGTGCATCAGAGCTTTCTTCTTCTCCTCAAGCTCTTTGTTGAGCTTTCGCACGGTGGTCAGGTACTCGAGATCTGCTTCTTTGTCATAGTCATGGCGTACTTTCGCAAGGGCCGTCTGTGATGCGTCGTAGAGGTCCGCATAGGCGTCTGCCCACTTCTGGCGGAACTTCTCGGTCGTTGCGGCAGTGTAGGCGTTAAGCTCCGCCTTGAGTGCTTGGATGCTCGTCGTCGGTGCTCCCTCCGACTGCAGCTTGCGAATTTTTGCGGCCTTCTCGGCAATATCACTCATCAGCTTCACAGAGTCCTGCTGGTAGGCGTAGCCGCTTTCTCTTGCGTTTTCCGTACGCAGTTCCAGCAGCATCTTGTTGGCTTCGTCTGTTGCCTGCTTGACGCGCTTGGCCGCTTCTTCAGCTGCTTTCTGAGAAGCATCTACCGTCGTCTTGATGGACTGGCCGCCCGTGAGCTTGTCCATATCGATATAGCCGGCATATCTGTAGCCGCTATAGTACGAATCAAGCCCTGTTGAGTGCTTTACGCCATGCGTGTCGCTCGATATCCATCCGCCACCGCCATCTGCGATGCCGATATGTGCCCAAGGATTATCAGCCGCACCATCGCTCCAGACCACAAGCGAGCCTTTTGGCGCTGTCTGGCCACTTGACGCATCCACCCACGCACCATTCGCCTGTGCCGTATCGACCCAATCCTTGACTAAATCGCTGATGACTCCGGTATTAGCGCCAATACCTTGAGCAAGATACGAAACAAAGTGGGCACAAGTGTTTTCACCGAGGCTTTCTCCAATATTCTTGGATGCCTCATCGTACATCGACACGCCAATCGGGACGTCGACCGTCGTTGTCTGCGGTTGTGATGCACTACCGCCCTCCAGCGGTACTTGAGAGGTAGTGATGGCATTGTAGTATCCTTCAACCTTCGATACATAGTCCGGGTTCGCGCTCGGATCAGCATGTCCTAGGTTATACGCTGAGATTGCCCTCTCTACGTTGTTGTCATACTGATCCAATAAGGCTCGCAGATATCCTGCGGCGGCCATAATGTTATCGTTCGGGTCGCTTCCCTCGCCGTATCCTCTGCCACCTCCATATGCATTCGCTATATCTTGTGATATCTGGCCGAGACCCCAGTGTGCATGATCAGTAGACCAGACGTCCGACCGTCCGTGCGATTCTGTTTTGATGATAGCGGCCAGCAATGCAGCGTCCAAACCTCTGTATGCACTTGCATATTCAATCTCATTTGCCCACGGTGCGAGTTCTGGGTCGTCTTCGAAGGAATATTTTGTGCGCATCGGGGTAGCTGGCTTTTCTTCTGCAGTAGAGCCGCCACCGGCTGCGGATTCGCCTCCGCCAGGTGCAATCCCCATGCCTGGGTCAGACAGATCGATTTTGCCTATTCCCGACTGTAGGCGCACCGCTTCATCGGCGGCTGCTTTCGCCGCATCGCTTGCTTTTCCGGCAGGAGAGTTGTGCCACCTATCTGCTTGCATACCATTAAGCTGCTTGATTATGTCTACATCTCCGACCGACTTCATATTCTGCCCGTCACCATGTGTTCCCATCAGGAAAGTGTTCAAAAAAGAACCTGCATAGTTCTCTGTGCCGCCCGCCATTGTCGGTTCGATAGTCATATTGTCTGGATTCGTTTCGCGCGTATACCATCGCCCATCGTCCGAATTGTGGTAGTAGGTTACGCCGTTCAACTCATACGTCTCTTGGCCTTTTTTCTCCGCATATGCTTCCGCTGCTTTGGCGCCCTGATAGGCGGCAAAAGCAGCTGCAGCCACCCACCAGCTGCTTGCCAGAGACAGAACGGCTCCTGCCAATGTGCGCACCTTGCTCGTTGCAGTGACCGCGCCAGCGGCAATTGTGGCTGCACTCCTAGATGCAGCGCCTGTCTGTGCCACGGTAGCAGTCGTCAGACCTTTCGTTGCGACAGTCTCTCTGTTGGTGGCATTTGTCGCCATATTAGATGCCACGACCTTCTTGTTACCGGAAACTGTAGCAGTATTCCCCGAAGTTACTTCTGCCGTGTTCAATGACTTTTCTGCAAGAATCTCTTTTTCTGTCGCTCCTGTGACTCCGTTCTTGGCTATGACAGATTTCTCACCTGCCGCCACAGCCGCATCCCCTGCCATACGTGCAGCATCAGCCTCTGCTTTATATGCGCCTGCTACACGCGCCGCAGATGCCTCCGCCGCCGTTCCAGTACCCGCTAGTGCAGCATCCATCTCACCAGCTGATGTAGCAGCCGCCTGAGCTGCCGCAGCAAATCCTTCCCGCATTCTCGCGGCAACGCGCTCGGCGGTCTCTGTACTCTTAAGTTCAATGGCGGTCAGCTTCTCCGCAATGAGATTGGCCGTCTCCTCTGCCGACAGGTTCATGCGCGTGGCCGCCCGGATAGCTGCCTTGCGCTGTGCATCGTAAGAGCGTTCTACTACTGCAACCTGCTTGGCGATCATCGCTTCCTGCTTGGCTGCGATCTCAGCCTGTGCCTTTTCCTGCGCAATCTTCTCGGCGTTCATGGCATTGGAAATCGTTTTGAAAATGCTCTTGCCGCCATTCATGGCCGACTGCGCCAGCTGGATGCTCTTGTAGATGGCCAGGAATGTCACAACATCTTTGGTGATGTCACGGACTTCCTGCTTATTCTGTGCAAGGAATTTCGCCGTGCTGGTCAGGCCGCCGATAATCTCAGGAAAGACACTCTGCGCCACAGGAGCCAGAGCAGCTACAAAGGCCAGTTTCACCTGAGAGGACTCCATCTGCATGACCTTCATCTGCTGGTTGAGTTCGTGCATCTCTTTGGGGTCCAGGCCGATGCCCTGCACCTTCGAGGCCGTCTTAGCTGCCTCGGTGTACTGGTCTAGAGTCTGGGCCAGTGCCATGCCCTTGACGCCGAGCGTATCCATCAAAAAGGCCTGTTCTTGGCCATTCTGCTTCGCTTCTTTATAGCCCGTCGCGAGATTTTCTAGTTGCTGGTTGAGTGGCAGGAGCTTCCCGCTCGCATCCGTCAAGCTGACACCGTAATTTGCCAATGTCGTTTTGGCCCTGTCTCCAGCTGTGCCGGCCGACGTGAACGACTTGTCGAGGCGCATGATGGCCGTTGCCGCCGAATTAACATCGCCGCCCGTGAGCTTCAGGATGCGCGACAGCTGCCCCGCCTCGCCCGCGCTGATGCCCAGGCGACTCGACAGCGTGTAGACCGCATCACCGGCTTGCACGGCGCTTGAAATCAAGTCACCAAGGCCAAAAGCGCCACCGGCTGCGATTGCCAGCTTTTGAAAGTTACCGATTAGGCTGCCAGTCTGCTTGCTGATCTCGCCAATCTTGTTGCTGGCATCGTCAATCGGCTTCGTGTTCAGCGCTGTTTTCAGTGCTACCTGTGTCTCATTCAGTTCTCGCTTAAGCCCGGAGGCATCTGCACCGATCCGGATCTGCAAATCGCTGATTTTATTCAAATTCTATGCCTCCTGGTTTATTCTTCATCCAAGCCAAATTCCTTACGCAAAGCAGCCTCATCCTCTTCACGCTGTTTCCTCTTGCGCTCTTCCATCTGTGCCTTTACTTCTGGATAGAGCGGTATGAGGATTTCCTCCGTCGCGACAGGGTGCTCGAGTTGCACATTGACGAGCCACGAGAGGAAGTAGGCCCGTTTCTCGTCGAGACGCTTCTCTGCCGATCGCCGCCCTTCAAGGATCTTGTAGAATTCTCCAACCTGCAGATTCGAGAACTCCATCGGTGTCAGACCGAGATAGCCGTATGCGACCGTCTCACTCTCTTCCACCCATTCTCGGAACGAGGCAACGGCTACTTCTCCTCCGCCGCCTCTTCGACTTTTCCCGGCGTGAACATCCCCGTCGCAAAGATCGTGTTGAGCGCAACCGCATTCAGACCGTCCAGCGTGCCGCCGGCATAGCAGTGCTCCTCAATGAGCTTCTCGACCTCTTCTTCTGTAGTCCCCTTCGGCATGGCATGGCGCAGGACAGACGCCGTGAATTGCACGGTCATGTTGCGCGTGGATCCCATACCCACCTCCGTCATCAGTGCAAAGAGAGAGCAGTCAATATCTCTCTCAATCTCCATCATGTCGCGGATATTCAGCGACAAGCGCAGCTTTTTTCCATCTGCTGTCTCAAATACCGTTTCTTTTTTCAATTCTTGGTTCTCCTTACTCACATTCATACAGGCATATGGGCGCAGCCGCCTGGACGCGCCCGCCTGTCATTCTGCTTCGACCTGCTATCAGTGCGACGGACTCGTGGTATCCTTCGCGCGAGCACTCAGAGGGCCATTGCCCTCCAATTTGCCCGTGAGAGTCGCTGCACCATTGTGCGGGTTATCCAAGTCAAACTCCGTAATGGCCGCCCAGCCGCGCTGGAACGTCCTGTCCGGATACTCGATGCGCACATCTACCATCTTGCTTGCATCAAAAGCAGCATTGAGTGCGTCCACACCATCGTCATTCAGCATGACCAGGCCCGAAAGGTCAATCGTCCAGGACTTCAGGCCTGGCATTTTAGAACTCCAACCGCCAGTCGTCTTGTCCGACACGTCAATCGAGTCGGCCTTCTTACCCAGCTTCGAATTGCGCTGGCCGCCTACAAGTGTCCACGTCGGCGATTCGTATGTCCCCGTATTGACCTTCAGAAAGTAGTCTTTACCCACGGTCGCCTGCGTCTTATTCGGGTTTTCTGGCAGGCTGTCTGCTGTGATTGCCATAATTATTCCTCCTCATATCATTCATCATTTATCGTCTTGAATCTGAAAAACGGCGAGCAATCTGCCCGTGTAGCCTTCCACCTCGCTCGGCGACGTCGTAGCATCTACAACATCTTGAGCCACGACGGTGTACCCGTCCGCATTGAGATTGGCACCGACTGACGACAAGAGAGTCGCTGCATCGTCAATCATCTCATTGACCTCTCGACGTGTATGAGCCCGGCTGTAGGCATAGATTTCCATCTCGACCGTGTAGATGGCCGCATCTTTTGTTCCGGTATCCGCAACGTGGATGTCGCCGAATGTCAGGTACGGCGGCTTTGTATTCAGCGTGACGTACTCATAGACCGGCGCGCTCTGATAGGCTTTCAGAAGCTCACACGTCGCCTTCTGGAGCGCCTGGAACGGCATCCTGCGCTTAATCATGGTCTACTGCCTCCTCTACGGCCGCTGTAATCTTCGGGGCCGTCTCATCAATCGCCGCCTGCATGAATGGATGCGGCTTGCGCGGCGGTATTTGGGCCAACTTGAAGAAGTGATCTCCGTATTTCAGCGCCTTCTTCTTGCGCGGCAGTACAAAGGCCACGCCTGCACCGTGCTCGACCAGCCAGGAGTGATGTGCTTTTGATTTCACGTAGCCGGTATTGATGGACTCGTTGTAGTCCATTGAGATTTTCGAGACGAGATTGCCGCTCTTGGTATGCACATGGCGAATGGCTGACCTCATGGTATCTTCCGTACCGCTCCGAATGGCATCCTGCAGCATCTTCTTCGTTGTCTCATCGTAGTGGCCAACATCTCTCACCGCCTTCTGCACCTGCTCTGGCAGGTTCGAATGAATCCATGTCGTACTCATCAGGAATGCACCTCGGTCGTCGTCAGGATCATCTCTCCTGGCGTCGTATCGTCGACGTGGAGCACATCATACTCGTGCTCTCCTTCTGACACGCGCCAGCCCTTTCCAATCGTCGTCGCGCGGATGCGCATGCCCTGCGTCACTTCGACAGCTGCCGCATCACCAAGGATAGTCTTGCTGACGAAGCCTGGCTTCAGGAACTCTGCCCACACAGTCTGCACGGTCGTGTACGAAGTCTCATACCCGTGGATGTCATCCATCTTGTCTTCCGGCTTGCGCAGGTTGATGCGATGGCGCATCCTGCTTGTGATAATCATGCCCCACCACTCCCTTCTGCGCTCACGCTGTCCGCGCTGTACTGCAACTGCGCGATGGCCGAACGGATGAAGTACGGGAATGCCTGGTGTTTCTCCTCCTGGCAGTCTCGATTGTTGTACATCTCGGCCACGATGGCCGCCCGCACGATGTCAGCCTGCTTGTCAAATGACTCTGTCTTGCAGTGCATGGCAAAGTCATCTACCGCGCCAGCAAGGTACGCATCCGCCTGTGCGAGCAGTCGTTGCAGCATGGCATCCTCCACATCATTGTCGATGCGGAGATACAGCTTGATGTCTGCTACGCTGAGCGCCATACTATCACCCCTTATTCGAGTTATGCCGTTGTGACAGTGACGCTATAGGCTTTTACGGCATCCTTGTCGTCTGCTACGACGCCAAAGCGCTCTACGCAGCGCAGGGCCGTCGCGTACTTGTCAAAGAGGAAGTCCTGAGACACGGCAATCTCGACGCCAAGGCGCTGAAAGAAGGCCACATAGTCGCCGATGGAGCCGATGTAGAACGGGATCTTGCTTTCCTTTGTTGCCATCGTCGTGTTCGAGAGCACGAAGATTTCTTTGCCACGGAAGCGGTACGTGTCCTGTGCTGCCACATCCGGCACGAGCAGCGGACGCTTCTGGTTGTCTTCCAGCTCACTCAGCCACTGGAAGCCATCCTGATTCGTGACGATGCGGGCCCCTGCGTAGTATGCAGGATCGAGGTCGACATTCAGCGCTTTCATGAGCGACTTGTAATCCTTCAGCTCTGCCGAACTCAGGCCGCCGAGCAGGCCGAGGATTTCCTGGTTCTCTGTATTGATGGACTTTCTGGCAAAGCGCTGGCCGATGATGTCGAGGATGCTGACATCTGCATCCTGCAGGAGCTGGTTCGACACAGGGATGATATCGCCGTAGTCTTTGATTTCATACTTCAGCTGACCGAAATCGAAGTCAGACTGCTTGATGGTCGTGATTTCTTCAAAGTTCGTCAGTACACCATTCTCGTCTCCGAGTGTCGGCATCGAGCCGGATGTGCTGTTGGCCGTCTGGACATGCGCCAGCGTCTTCAGTGAGGTGTAGGCCTTGCGGTACTCACGCAGCGTTGCCATCTGCTCTTCCGGTACGAGGTAGCCGCCCTTGGCTGGCGTTGCACCGACCTGGCCAGGAGTACCGGCAGCATCATCGACGCGCTGGACCGGCGTGCTGTCCGCCGCGTAGAAGTCGCGCTCCTGCTCGTTGAGCGGGATACCGAGGACGAGCTTGTTGAAAATGCGATTGCGCATAACCTTGTCTTCAACGGCATTCTTCAGCACCGGTGCTGCGGCCGGCAGGAAGTTGGCCAATTCCTCTTTCTCCATCTCAAGCTGTACTTTGTAGGCTTGCTCTGCATTTTTCAGGTCCGGCAGCAGATCATACGCTTTTTTCGTTTCGCCTGCTTCCTGCAGGTCATTGATCTTTGCCTTGATTTCATCATAGGTCTTTTTAAGCTGGTCAGATTTCTTCATGTCATTCTCCTTCCGCCAACGCAAGGGCGATGGCCACTTGCATATTCATGGTCTTTCTTTCCTCTTCAGCAGCTTCCGTATCATCCGGGACTGGCTTGCAATCTTCCTTCCGCTCCAGAAGGGCTCTGATTTTCTGCGGGATGTCCTTACACCTGCCAGCAGCCGCCCGGAACGCATCGCTGACGCTGGCCGCTGTCTGCGTCGCTTCCGTGACTTCCACATTGAAGTACCGCGCCGCCGACTCACCCGTCAGCCACGTTGCCTGCTCTACCATATCGTGCACCTGCTCCGGCGTCACGCCATCCTTGGCTGCCTTATTGTAGGTGGACTCCAGACCATCCTGGATGGTATCCAGCATCTCGATGGCTTTCGCCAAGTCAGACGCATCGCCGTACAATGCGCAGGACGGCTTGTGGATCATCAGGTATGCATTTGACGGGATGCAGCACGTGTCGGCTGCAAAGAAAATCTGCGTTGCAACCGAGCAAGCCCAGCCATCGACCACAGCCGTCGTCGGTCCCTTGTGGCGAGCGACCATGTTGGCAATGGCTATGCCAGCCGCGACCGAACCGCCGTCTGAATTGATGTAGATGGTGAGGGGCTGCTCGTCATCGATAGCATCGAGCTGCTTCTTGATGTTGCTCGGCCATTCGTAGCCGCCCGTGTTGCCCTCGCCCCGCCACCATTCAATGTTATTCCCTTCCTGGTCATCGACGATATTGCCAGAAATGCTAATTTCCGCACCTTCTGCGCTATTTTTTACTCGAATCATTCCTGTCACCTCCTTCATTGCTTTCATTAACTTTTTCCACCGGACTTCGCGCCATATGCCAGGCCGATATCCTGCAGCTTCACGTACGAGCCGTTGACAATATGCACATCGCCGCCCGCACACGGCGGCATATCCACCTTACCGCGCGCCTCATTCGGACTGTAGATGGCCGACTGTACCATCTTCTGCAGGACATCCGCCTGCTGTGTTGGGTCGCCTCGCAAAATCATCCAGAAATTGAACTTGAAACCAAGGCCTCGCGACTGCTCGGCCGGTGTCAGCAGCTTACGGTTGAATTCCTGCTCGTAGACCGTGATGATGTGCAGCAACGTCTGCACGTAAAATGAGAGTGACTGCATCGCGCTATTCGCATAGCTTGATTTGCTGTAATCATTGAGCTGATTTGGCTGAATGCCGAAGGCTGCTGCCACTTGCAGAGCGTTGTACTTTTTAAGCTCGTAGAACTGGCTATCCGTCAGCTTGAGGTCGAGCGTCTGGATATCGTAGCCCATTGGCAGGGTAATCATGCGCCTGCCGTCATCGCGGGCCTGCTCGTCAATCTTCTTGAGCAAGACGCGCTGCTTCTCTTTGCTGAGGTCACCGACATACTTGACGACCGCATTGGCTGTGAGGCCTTTCTGATACAGATTGTTCAGGAATTTTTGGCTGGCCTTTGCACCCGCCATATTCGTCGCCAATATCTCGCGCACGCTCTTGCCTGCATATCCACCATCACCTGTGACCCATGACTTGACATGGAGCATGTCTCCCGGGTCAATCCAGTACGTCTTCCCGCTGCGTCTGTCCGTATAGCAGTAGTAGTAGCGCCTCTGCGTAAATTCGTCCGTGTTGTTGACCCAGATCTGGACCATGCGCGGGTCGAGCGGGTACAACCCCTGCAAGGTGCCTCGATGGCGCATCACGTAGACATACGCATTGCCGAAGTGGTTCCTGCAGTATTCTAAGTAAGTAAAGAACTGGATCGGCGTCTCGAGTTGGTTCGGTTCAAAGCTGATGAACGGAACCACTTCATGACGCATGACGCGGTTCTTTTTCTCATCCATCAGATAGAGTGGCATCTTGCCCAGCGCTTCTGCCAACGTTTTCAAGCATGTGAAGTACGTAATCTCAGACATGTCCGGACCAAGCTCTGCATTTCCCGAACCGAAGAACAGTTCATTAACCGTGCTCAGGCTGATGCCGGTGCTCTCGCCACCATCATTGCGGATCCAGCGCTTGACTTTTCCGAACAGATTCATTCCTTTCACCTCCCCTCTTTCTCATCTTCTCCCATTGAATCCAGCCACATCTGCAGGGCCTCCTCACCATCCGGCACATTATTTTCTTTCGAGAGAAACCACATCTTCCACGCGTCGATAATAGCGTCGATTGGGTCGATGCGATCGGTCTGTGTCATCTTGTCCACTTTGATCTCGCCAAAAGAGTTCGGCTCCGAGATGATTGCATTGGTGGCCGACCAGCTCAGCAGTGCATTGTTTTGGTCGTAAGATACCTGGCCAGCCTTGACGCTGAGCTGGAAGTCCTTCGTCGTATCGTTGAGACTGCGGGCCGACTGCTTGACCTCGGTCAGGTCGCATGACAGTACGTCCTCGAGATCAGCCAGGAAGGCCGCCGCGTTGTGGGCATCGTAACCGCAGCCGATGATATCGATATCGTACTCGTCAATCATGCGCTTGAGGTCCGCGATGATGTACTTGTAGTCCGTCTTGATGCCGTACATGCCGCTCGTCAGCGTGATGAGGCCCTGATTCTTCCAGACGCCATACGGCGCGTCATCGCTCTTGATGTGTTCTGTCAGGCGCAGCTCAGGCATATAGCTGTGACTCCAGATATAGACGTTATCGTCTTGGAGTGGGAAAACGATACTGATAGATGTCAGATCGCCTCCGCTCGACAAATCAATGCCGAGGTATCCTTCCCGTCCGCGCATATCTGCCAATGTCCAGGGCTTGCCGCCCGCTTTCCATGCCGCCATATCGAGCAGTGCTCCACCCGTATACGTCACCCACTGGTTGAGCGTCTTCGTCTCGAAGTTCACGAGCTCTTCGCCCTGCTTCTCCCTGGCGTCGATGGCCTTGTTGGCCACGACGGCCAGTTTCTCGTCGTCGAGTGTGACCTCGTCCGGCAGGAATAGCTTGAGCGGATTTGCCTTCGCCCAATTCTCCTTCTTCCAGATATCATCCTCTTCGTCGAGCTCAGCGATGTAGACAAAGAGATTGTCCTTCTGCACGACCCCTTCCAACACTTTCTTGCAGAACTGATACTGTTCGTAGCACGGGCTCTTAAGATTGAAGCCGGCTGTCGTGATAGCGATGGTCAGTGCGTTCTTGACCATGTCCTGGCCATCCATCATGAGCTTGTACATCTGGTTCGTCGGATGGGCGTGGTACTCGTCCACAATGGCCAGGATGGTCCGGAAACCGTCTGCGGATTTCGTATCCCTGCCGATGGCCTTGATGGTCGTGCCGGTCACTTTGCTCGTAATCGTGCGGTCATATGTCTTGATCTTGTACAGCTCCGCCAAATCCTTGTCCGACTGGATGAACTTGGCAACCTCGTCCCAGACGATATTTGCCTGGTCCTGTTTCGTTGCCGTGCAAAAAATCCTGCCATACTGATAGCCGCCGAAGGTCGCAAAGTCATTCGCAAGCGTTCCGGCCAGAAATGACTTGCCATTCTGGCGGCCCACTTGGACATACGCTTCGCGATACCTTCTGATGTCGCTGCGTTTCTTGCGCCAGCCGAAGAGACTGCCGATGATGAAGTTCTGAAAGCCGCGCGTGTGGAGTGCACGGGCCTCTCCCTCGCCGATTGTCAGCGTGTTTGCAATGTCGATGTGGCGTTCTGCCTCTTTGACATCGAAGATCCACTCTGATTTCTTATTCCGCATGTCGCGGATGTGGCGCTGACAGGCCAGTTTCTCGCTCCGCCCGCAGATGCGCTGCCCGCTCAAGACGAGCTTGGCGTATTCCGTCGTGCGGTCTCTCATCCCTTATCACTTCCAAAGAACTTGATGTATTTATTGACCGACTTCTCCTCTTTTGTCGGCACAATCAGCTTGAGGCGGTCTGTCACGCTCATGCCGAGCTTGGCCGAGCACGCGAAGATGTTCTTCGCCGCTCGGTCAGATACCGCCACCCATGGCGACGGCGTCTCATAGCCGTTCTTGGTTGTGACCGTAGCTCCGTGGATGTTGATGTGCATCGCAGCATCCGCGTAACGGCTGTAGTTGTCCGCATAGACGGCCAAGACCGCGAGGTCGAGGTTGTCGAGCATGCCGAGCTCTGCCGACTCTCTCACGACACGGTCAAATTCCAATGCCGCTCGGTCCGACAGCCAGTCCGGAGGGGAGAGGGCGTCCGCCTTGACGTGCATCTGCTTCTCCGCTTCACTCCTGGCAGCTCTTGCCGCCTTACCGATCTTCCCGGTCGACATCGACACGACTTTTCGTGGGCGTCCCATAATCTCATCCCCTTTCATGGTTTTTGGCATTTTTTCGCGACAAAGGAGGGGGCGCGGTCTGATGCGCGATAGCAAAAACTTTTTTGACCGCCCCCTCCCATAAAGAAAACTTATCCATCTGCTGGCTTCTTCATGCGGATTCTTGCGAGTCTCGCCTGCATGGCGGCCTTCTCCTTGCCGCCTTTCTTGTAAGCATCATGAATCAGCTTATGCGTCTTGTCCGACACATAGACCAGATTCTGCGGATTGAGCGCCAAGTCAGGCCGCTCGTCCACCGGTATGATGTGATGTGCGATGCGTCCTGCTGTCATGCGCTTCTCGTAGTACATGACGTATTCATCGATGTACTGAGCACGTGACTTCACGGCAAGCTGCAGGAGCTGCCACGGCCTTGAATGATACAGCGAAGCGGCTTTCTTGTTCCGGCTGTCACGGTCATATGATTTCTGCCGCTCTTTCAGGCACGGGCACGGCTCTCCAACTCTCACTTGCCGCCCGCATGCGCTGCAAATCCTCATCAGCATGAATCACTACTCCTTAAAAGATGCCCGCGCGCTTATATGTATGCTCGCGGGCCAATGACTAGGGGAATCTTGAAAGCCTCGCTGAGGCGTGCATGTTTTTTTTGATGGTTGGCTTGCACGCCCTCGCTCTTGCTCACACGTCACTATACCATGGATTCTTCGAGCAAAACGGCTGCCGCACTAGATTGTTTATTATTGTTTATTATTTATTATGGTGTGAATCTCTGCCACATCACGAACAAGGTCATGCCACCACGACCGCAGTGTCCGTGCGCCTACCCAAGCCGCCCGCTCTCCGCCCGCCTCAGCTTGATAGCTTGCATACCGTTGCTGGACGTACGGCACCCATGTCTCTTTGCCCTTGTAGTAGAAGTGCTTCCGCCATGCTTCTCTTCGTAAGCGCAGGAACGTAGACTTCTGATCTCCTGCCCTGTCCGTCACCATCTCGACAGCTTTGAGCCAATTCTTCGTCTCTTGCTCTTGCTCTTGCTGATACCGTGCAAGCTCTTGCCTATAGCACAGCAAGTAGTGCTCGGCCATCTTCCGTTCACCCTGTATCTTCTCTTGTACCCAGCTCCACTCTTCGTCCCAAGCCGCCAATCTGGTCACCTCACAAACATGCAAAAGCAGAGAGGCCACGCCTCTCTGCCACAGTCAAGTCATGATTCTCTTCTCATATCTCCGGTACCTGTTTATCTTCTTCGGCCAGCGCGCGCATGGCATACGGCACGCATGGTACTTTCTTTATCATGTCATAGATATTCGTGCCTTCTACCGGCCACCATGTGCCATTCACCCACCGGTACCGGATCTGTTTCAGTCTCTCGATCTCCTTCTCCAGCCGCTTGATTTCCTCGAGAGCGGCCTTTTTCTCTGTGCGCTGCCGGTCTACCTCCATTGCCAATCTCTGGCACTCCTTATGGGCTGCGTCCCGCTCCAACCCAGTCCTGAGCATCGCTTTCGATGCCCGAGCCTGCAGTTCACTGTACTCCTTGAGCAGGTCCTGATATTTCCATACGCCTCTGATATCCAAGCTCATTTTCTTACCCTCTTCCCAAAATCTACTGCATCGCTCTTGGCCATCTCATCGGCATTCTTGAAACCATGACGATGGGCATGCTCGTTCGTGATGCAATCGAAGTACTCGCCACAGATCTTGCAGATGCCACTCTGCCACCGGCTGCGCTTTTTAACTGGCAGGAGTATGGGCTGCTTGCCTCGATTCTTCCTGTCCCGTTCAATCATCTCACAGACAGTGGCCGCAATCTTCCTTGTCTTGGTATCCTGGCTCATCGGTCATCGCCACCTTTCGCCTGCGTCTCCATCGGCACAAGGTAGCCGCGCCGCTTGTTCTTCGCATTCACACGCCGCTGGATGGCCGCCCGCTCGCGGTCGTCATACCCCAGTGCATGCAGATATGTCTCGCAGACCGTCTTGACGTCTGTCAGCTCCTCTGCCAGCTCATCCCGCCGTGCCTCGTCGTCATCACCTGCCAACTGCAGATAAACAGCCTTCTCGTGTGCCTCCATGACTTCTTCCTGAAGCTTCTGGAACCAGACACGCACGAGCGTATTCGCGTCGTACGTCTGATGCTTATCGTGCAGGACCGGCATCGGCAGATCCTGTTCCGTGAATATCTTCATGCCATCGCCCCACAATCTACAATCTGCAGCATCATATCCATCATCTTCTTCATGGCCGCCCGGTATCGCTCGCGCTGATCTGACTCCATGGATGTCAGTGCTTCGTTCATCGCATTGAACTCGCCTTTCATGTTCTCGAAGTGGCGCTTGAAGTCAAGGCTGATGGCTTCCTTCCCCTGCTGTTCTTCCAGCTCGGCAATCTTGGCTCGGAGACTCTTGATCTCCTGCTCGGCCTCTTCCGGCATGCGTTCCACTACGGCGCCGGCTTCGACATCGGCATGCTGTGCTTCCTGCAGGTGCTTCTCGAGGTCAGCAATGCGGGCCGTCCGCTCAGCCATCTCTTCCTGCAGTCGCTTCACCTCTCCCTTGGTCTCTTTCGTCTCGGCAGTCATCTTCCGCAGCTTCTCTTTCAGCTTCTCTTTTTCTGCCACGACTCTCTGTGCCGTGTCACTGAGCTCCTCATTGCTCTTGCGCCACGTCTCGAGGTTCGCCCGAGCCTCATCGCGCTCTTTGATGGCCTTCTCCAGCTCACGCTTGCTCATCCCGGCGAGGTCATCTCTATGCTCTTCCATGAATTCCGCGCACTCATCCTCCGACTTGATGCTCAGCAGTGCAAACATCTGCGAGCGGTTCAGCTGGCTGATGACTTCTTGGTCCATCTTTGTGCCGAAGAGCTTCTGCTGGGTATTGCCGAAACGCTCATAGGTACTCATAAGCATCTGCGCCGTGCGCTCGGAGTAATCGACCGATGTCTTGAGCCAGTAGGCCCAGCTGCCATGTGGCACGGCTGCCTTGGCCTGGATGAGCCGGCGGCCAATCTCGAGCGTCGCATTCTGGACGGTCGCCCGCGTCTGCTCCTTAATGGCATTGATCTCTCCGGCCAGGCGTGTCAGACGCTCCTCATCGGATTCCTTTGGCATGGTGCCGCCCGCCATCGGTACGGCCGTCTTCTGCTCCCGCATTTCTTTCACATCTTCACTCATGCGCTCTCCCTCTCTCTTCTCTCAATCTTGACTGCATTGAATCGGTCGACAAATGCTTGTGCCTCGGGCGGCAGGTCGCGGTTGAACTTTGCCCTGGCCTGTACGATATGGGACCCGTCCGCCGCAATCTCCATCGTGCCGACTCGCTCTTTGAGGTCGTCTGCCTTGCGGATGAATACGACGATAGTCCCACCAGAAGCCACGCGGTCCACATAGCCGCCTACACAGCTGTGCATTGCCGCGCCTTCGGTGATCAGCTCCTTGAGGTGCTGTGGCACATAGATGGTCATGCCGCCCGCCGCGAAGCTGTACTTCCTGACGATGGCCTTGCGCCTTTTCTGCCAGGCCTTCTCCTTGCTCCTGTCCTGCCTGAGCTTCAGGGTGCCCTGCTCGATGCGTCGACGTTCTTCCTCTAGGCGCAGCATCTCGTCCACCTGTTCATGGTACATTCGATGCGTCTCGATCAGATTGCGTGGCATGAGGTTCGATTTCTTGGTGAGGTCAACGCCCAGACGCTGGCAGTCCCATATGTAATCCCGGTAGAAGTCCACTGTGAGTCTCCTGCCCTCATTGCGCGCTTCCTGCTTCTTGAGGTAACGCAGGAGGCGTGGCAGCTTTATCACTGCAGCCAGACGCCTCAGAAGATCAACGGAAACCATGCCGTATTGCATCATGTCTATCATGCTGATGCTCTGGCATCCACTCTGCCGTACATACTGCCAGGCTCCCACAAGCAAGACGTTCTTGTAGCTCGTCTCGCGCAGCCATTTCTTCTCCGCTTTGGTGAGCGTCCCCCTCAGGACCTTTGTCACCGTCTTGCCCCGCCAGTTGATTGAGATGCCACACCGATTGTTCTCCTCGCTGTACTCAAAGAGGTACTCACGCGTCATCCGTCCGAGCTTTGCCAGGCATTCTGTCGCGAACGGGTAGCGGGCGGCCAATGTGAAGAAGCGCAGGTAGGCGCCCCTCGTCCCCCATTGCCAAAAATCATCACGCACGGCATCCCAGATGTATCGGAACGGCGTCTCGGCAACTGCCCCATCCAAGCTGTCTATATCGACGTAAAAGGGCAGGCCCGCATAGCCCATGTTCATGTAGACGTACCAGCGCGGCCCGGCAGGCTTGCACATCTCGTACCGGAGCGGCTTTCTCGCATTGTAGACACGACAGCCGTCTTTAGGCCGTATTGTCGCCGAGCCTTTGCCATATACGAACACACTGCGGCTGTCCACATATACGTCCGGCTCCACCTGCCACGGCATGACGCCGTCTCCATAAGCCATCCCCCAATCCATCTCTACGTACACGGCCTGCGCCGTCAAGATCTCTGTATCGATGGCTGAATTGCCGTAGATGTAGAGCAACATCCTGTCCCTGAGTGTCTTACAGCCTCTCCACGTGTGGATGACCTCCGCCTCATGCAGGCAGGCCGGACAGAGCGCCTTCCTGCGATGCCTGCTTCTGTCAATCCGGACGAAGTTGCCGCAGAAGTCACACCATGCATGATGACGGTCCTCTGTGCTGCACACCCATAGATGGTGCGGCATGATCTCGCGAATACGCGCCACGACTTCCTCATCGAACCCCTGCGGAAAGTGTGCTTGCACTTCTTCCACCGTCTCTGGTATGCGACTGCTCATAGCAATTCCTCCAGGTCTGCGTCAAAGGTCAGCGGTCTTGCTGGCGTTCCGCCCGCAGCCGGTTGCGCTTTTTCTTCTGGCATGTCGCCCGTCATCCCATACGGCGTCCAGCTCTTGGCCATTGCATGATAGACCGCCATCATCAGGCCGCCCTCGATGAGTGCCCGAGCCTCGTCTTCCGCGTACCCGTAGTAGCCAAGGATCCACTCGAGCATCGTATCGGCCGACGCGCCCACGCAGCGATCGCCAGTCATCTGGTAGATTTTTTCTGCCTGCTTCCGTGTGTATTGATAACATCCCTTGATTCTCCGCCCTTCACCCAATATACGCTCGGCCGCCTCGTCCGGACGGTAGTCCAGCCAAGCCCGGACGATACACGCGATTGCATATTCCGGCGATTCAGGTTTCAGGTCTTCATTCTCAATGGCCTCGACGGCCGCTTTGTATTTTTCGATGTCAGACATAGTCATTCTCCTTTTTCTGCCATAGGTTATAGGGCCAATGCTTCTCCGATGCTCTTGCCGACCGCATCGTGCTCCTTCCACACGGCCTCCATGGTCAAGCTGCCTTCATGGACGGCAGTCCAGATGTCGGCCAGTTCTTTATAAGCACGCATGGCCCGTTTTTGCCCGAAGCCAAATTCGTCGCGCAGGGCAATGAGGAATACGGCCGACATGACGCGCACAGTCCGGTATTCCACCCTGCGGCGCATCTCCCACGTGTCATCCCTCTCGATGCGGAAGCCCCAATTCAGTTCCTTCTCGACGATGGCTTCCATCTCTTCGAGCTTCACATATCGCCCTTTCAGGCACTCCATCTGTACCCGCATTTTTTTGCGCAGGCGCAGGAGCCGGTCCGTGCTCCAGCCGAAGCTGCGGTGCATCGCAACGACAATCGTGGCCATGATCTCCACTACAGCCTGGCGGCGCACGGCCGCCTGCATGACGAGTTCGTGTGTTGTCGCATGGCGCACGGCCTTCTTCGCCTTGGCATACGTCTTGACCGCCCGCCGGTCGCCGACGGCTGCTGACTTCTCGGCTTTCCGCCGCATCGCTCTTGCCAGTCTCATAGATATTCCTCCTCATCACGTTTCACATCCAGCCAGCTGCGGCCTCCATCATAGACAATCCTGCCCGTATACGGATGCAGCCGGTTGCAGTCCACAAGCTTGCCGCAGCGGGCGCAGATGTGCCGCCCGTTTATCTTGTGGACATATCTACGGCAGTACGGGCAGGCATACGTCGCGTATTCTTCCGGCCCGTATATCTGGTACAGGATGGCCATACCGCGCTCTCTCCTTGCCATGTCCTCACCTCCTGTACGGATCCAGAAATTTGACAGCTCCGTCGAAGCAGACGCGCCAAGGTGACAGGTCTTTCGGTGTCGCGTACTTTCTCCCAAAAAAGAGCTTGAAATTGCTCCACACGGTATAGGGCACCATGAAAAAGCGGTCCTGTATCCCGCAGCACACGAACGAATCCGCGCCAAGCTCCTGGAAGGCATCCAGCTCGTCCGCCTGCTTCTGCGTCAAGACGTCCTGCATAATCCTGTCCTTGTCGGTGATTTTGGCTTCAAATACGATGGCGCGGCCGCCCTTCAGGACACCCTTGTAGTCCGGCTGGGCATGGCCCACGAACTGCACTTTGGCAATGCCGCCCGCACCCTTGTGCAAACACCTAAATGGCTCCGGCGTCTTCTCGATGTTGGCAATGCCATGCATCCGATAGTACCGGCACCCTGCATCAATCACAGCTTCGAACTGCCGTCCGCGCGCGTTGCTCATGGCTCCGCGATAAGACGCAGCCGGTTTCACTTTCCATCTCTCCATTTATCCACACTCCTGTGTATGATTTACTTGCGGCCGCTCGTCCTAGATCCGAAGCCGCACCATGGTATAGCTCTGGTATGGGAATCCGTTCTGCCCGATGTCCTGGCGGACGGAGTCCCGCAGGATGTAGTAGCCCTTCTTTGGCTTCGGCTTCTTGAGCCAGTGCCCAGCGTGGACGATGATCTTGCGGATTTTGGGCGGCTGTAGATTGCGGCTGGCGCAATAACGCTTGCCAAAAATCTGCCGGTCCGTCCCGAAGGTCTGCCGCGCGTTCTTGACGATGTAAGCCGCAATGCTCGGATAATGCCCGCGCCGGTCAAGGTGTCTCGTGTTGACCGATGGGTATGGAACCTGCTCCGTCCCCGCAATGTCCTGCCAGAGCATCTCAATCTTCTCCGAGTCGAATGCCGAGAACACGGCATGGAAGTGAATCCCGCCACGGCTCCCGATACCGACCGTATACAGGTACTTCAGCTCTTTCCCCGCCCTGCGGTACATCCGCCGCAGCTTCTCGAGGAACTTCTTGACATCATCCCGTATCTCTGCCGGTGTCTTCCGCGTCCCCCGAGGATAACCGAAGCGCATCCAGAGGTCGCCCGGCCCGAAGTTCTGGTTGATCAGCCAGCGGCACTTGTCTTCCGCCCGCTTCCACTTCCACCTCTGTACCTTCTCCTCCGACTCGCCCTCCTGCTCTCCCTCCCCTCTGCCATTCCCTCTCGCTCCTATCCTTCCCGAGATGTAGTTGATGACCTCGAGAGTATTCCCTGCTTCGATGATCTTCCGGATGTACTTCTTCTCACTTTTCTTGCTCATCCCGCTTGCCCTCTGCCTTCAATGGTATTTTCTCCGCTTGAGTGGATACCCTTAACGGGTCCGGCTAAAAGCACTGCCACAGGATGACAAGCTCAGACTTCCGTGCTATAATGAAGTCGAGTCAGACGGTCATCCAATGACCAAGCCTGCCTTCGCCGCCAGCGGAGGCAGGCTATTTTATTGCCATAAAAGCCACCCGCAGGCTGCTCCGACGAGGAAGCCGCCCGCAAAGATGACCGCCCATCCATAGGGCGAGAAATACGGCAGATGGTAGTCCTGCCACAGTCTTCGCATCTCCTTCATGGCGTGATCACCCCGATTGCGATGCCAAAGACCTGCGCAAAAAAGGCTGCCATGCCGACGCCGATGACGGCCGATGCCAGTACCTCCAATGCCGACTCAATCCGGCGCGTCGAGCGTCCTGCTCGGATGACGCGCCCTTCTTTATCGCGTTTTGAAAACTTCATGCCGTTTCCTCCTTCCGTTCTGCGTCCGTTTTGTTGACGAACATCGAAATGTCGATGCGCGTCCGCTCAAGTGCCTGCTGCAGCTCGGCATCTGTCGTGATGCCCATCTCTGCCAGCTCCTTCTTCAGGGATTCCGCCCGCTCGTGGACTGTCATAGTCATGGCCTCCTTTGTCGTGTGCCGGTGCAGGTTGCCGCCTGCAGATACATCTGCCGGTCTCAAATCAATCGTTGTTATCCTTCTTGCAGTATGCGCCAATGGCACATACATGCTCGCAGTAGTAGTGGATGAGCTCAGGAGCATCGTACTCCTTGGCCATCACAATCACTTCATCTTCATGCGGCAACCGGATGCCGCGCTCAATCTGGTAGAGCCGCGTCGAGCCGATGCCGATGACCGCTCCCGCACTCTGCCGGGACTCGAAAGCCGAATCCCTCTCAGCCGCCCGCAAGCGGGCTTTGTAATATGGCGTATCGTTCATGCCAACTTCGTCTCCTCCGCTCCCAATCGGTTACAATGACCAGTTACTCTTTTTCCGTGGGTTCAATCTCCCTTCGGGTCAAAGCCAAACGGTTTTAGTCCATTACACACAAGCTTGTATAGTTCTTCGTCCGCATGTGGAGTCATCTGGTAATGTTCCACCGCGTAAAAAGCCAATTGGTTTCGTTGCAAATCCCGAAGTAGATGAATGATTTCCTGCAGGTCTTGATGGAGTGTCTCTATTGAGACCTGTTTTTGTTCTTGGCAGTCTCTCCATCCACACGCTCCCCTGAAGCTCGCCTCACTGTCTGACACTGTATCCCGCCCCTCTCTTCATCCGCTTGACGGTCTCCATGATCGCCACGATGGTTGCTGGAGTCGGAATCTGTTTGCGTGCTTCGATGTCGCAGATGATAAAGCTCATCATTTTGACAAGGCTGTCCGGGTTGCCGTACGTCGTGCTGCCCGAGTCGTAGTCCGTACCGCCGTCCGCCGTAGGAGTGGTGGTGCAGCAGCTGACAATGTAGCTATCAATGACTCCCTGCTTGGCGAGGCCGTCCAATACCTCGCTGGCCCCATCTGCAACAGCTTTGCAGGTCTGCATCTTTCTGTTGATCTTCTTCATGTTATTCCTCCTGTCCGCGCATCGGCGAAGCCGTGCGCTGAAAAATCGCAGTACAATAGAGTCGGGGACTTATGCAGTATTTCTTTTGGTATCTTTTAAAGATACTTCATTTGTAAAAAAAATATCGTCAATACTTTTTCCCAGCGCGCAAGAAACCTTCCTCGCATCGTCCAAGGAAAACTTAGTCCTCCCCAGCTCCTTCTTACTATATGCCGCTTTCGTATCTAACCCCAAAAGTTTCGCCATATCTTCACATGTCAACCCTCTTTCTTTTCTGAGTTCTCTTAAACGCTCAAACATCGACATCACCTCCCACACGTATCTTTTAAAGACACTTATACTATATCACAAGTATTGTTTCTTGTAAAGATACCTTATAAAATAAATTTCCATTCTAGATACAACGGTTGTATGTCCCTTACAGAAACCGTAAACTTAATATAGTATCTCATTTGGATACCAAAGGAGGGATCTTCATGAATAGAATTAAGGAGCTCCGAGTTGCAAGGAGCTTAACGCAAGAGGAGCTCGGTAAAATTCTGAACGTTCAGAAGGCCGCAATATCAAAATACGAGAATGGGCGAGCCGAGCCAAGCGTGGACATACTAAAAAGAATGGTTTGTTATTTTAGTGTATCATCCGATTATCTTCTTGGCCTGTCCGATATCGCCCGGCCACCCGCTGCTCCTTCATCCACTCCATCCCTCGCTCCTCAGGACAAGGAGCTTTTGCATAAGTATCATGCACTGACAGATGAACATAAGGGCCTGCTCAATGGCCAGCTCGATGCCATGTATAATCTTGACAAACCGAAAGCAAAAGACATGGCAACGTAATCTACACCGATAAGGATTTCTGGCAACAAAAAAGACCGCCCCGCAGGCGGTCATGAACCCTGACAATCCGATATTGCATACGCTCCACGCAAGCCATATAATAATGACAAGGAGGTGCATCGATATGACGTTATTTCAAGAAATCCATAAGCAAGTCCAGAAGATGAAGCAATGCCGTCAGCAGTTCGACAGGGACTACAACGAATCCCGTCGTCGTGTCGATGCCACCAGAAAGGATATCGACAAATGGACAAAAGCACGAATCAAGGGGCCAACCAGGCCGAAAACCTGATTGACATCCTCTACAAAGACGATTACCGCGTAAAATCCTATATCGCCCAGATGCTTGCAGGAGCCGTACAGAGTGTGAAGAAGCAGACCACCTCTAGTATCGGCTCCTCTTTTAATGTAAAAGGAAGTGCTGCCTTTGCCAAAGGCGGCTATCTTCGCAATCAAAGCGAATCCAGTATGACTGAAACAGAGGGCGATGTGCATGACCATGCTATCATGCTGCTTCTCAAAGAGCTCGACCTTACGCCAGTGAGCACTCTCCCCCGCGACGCAACTGGCACCATTGTTCATCTGCGTGGTGAGCTTTCCTTGCGCGATTTCAGTTCTTTCGGGGATATTTTGTCTATGGTGGCCTCCGACCCGAAGCAGTTCAATGTTCAAAGACAGGAGGCGCGCCAGATTCAAGCTGCATTCAAGGGTATTTCCAAGGTCATCCCCTTAAATCTAGAGGCCGAAATCATCATGGCCGATGGCATCACCGTACGCGGCATCCTGAAATCCGAATATATGCTTACTGACTACCGCGACCTTGTCTCCATGTATAGCACGCATCTCCCTGGTACATGGGATATCATCGGTATCCTAGATCGCATGAAGCCGTCACATACTCCGCCCGCTCAAGGGCTGCGCTCATCCATGGATACTATCGCTATGGCGGTAAAACTCCTCTATGATAACGGTGGCATCAATTATGCACTCACTCCCTTTCTGATTTACAGAGAATTATCGTGAGTATCGTCTCCAGCAAAAACTCTCGCAAAGGGCCAAAGAAAAGGAAACTCGTCCAGGTCTTATTTCTCATGATTGTACGACAAGGAGGTATTCTCATGATTTATTGCAGAAAATGTGGTGCGGCTCTCCCTGATGACGCACAATATTGTATGAAATGCGGCGCAAAGGTGGTTCCTTTGCCAGATTCTTCGACCGGTCCGCTCCCTCTGCGTACCGATGTATCCGAAAAAACACCTTCCTCAAAGAAGCCTGCAGGTCGTCCTGTTCAACCTCGCAGATCTCCTGCACCATCTCACAGTTCTTCTGTCACAGAAAAAATCGCCTATGCCATCGGCGGCCTGCTCCTTTTGGGCGGTTGCTTTGCGCTCATCTTCTGCTTTTTCATGCCATCGCCTTCTGCTACCGGTACAAAAGCATCGGTGCGACAGACTTCGTCATCTAGTGCCAATACCAGTTCTGCCAGCTCGACGGCGCAGTCAGAAGAGCAGCGGAAAGCACATGAAGAAGCAATCAAGCCACCCGTCACGCTGAACAAAGTGACCGTCAGGCCGAACGTGATTGGCGAGCCTCAGCTCTCGCTTTCTTTGACCAATAACTCCAGCAAGAGTATTGATGCCTTCAAGATTCGCGTCAGCGCATATGATAACTACGGCACGAAATTAAAGGAGTTCGGCTATGGTGATGATTACTATGCTGGCATCTCGCAAGACACCATCCCGCCCGGAGGCACCTCGTCTTCCGATAAATCTTGGACGCTCCATGGATTCGAGTCCGGCAGGAAGTTCGTTGTCCGCCTCATCTCACTCCATTTCTCAGACGGAACCGAGTGGAACACCGAAAAAGACCAGCAGGTCACGATTGAAGGCCGCTTCAATCCTTGATTGAGTAAGCACTCAATGATCATCTCAACAACGAAAAGACTGCCCGACTACCGGCAGCCAGATATTGATATGAGCATTGCCCGCTTTATCAGCTGATCTCCACCTCCGGCAATAAAAAGGCCGCCCGGAGGCGGCCGTAAGCATTTCGGTAGTTTACATGTAAAACTTATTAAAGTTAGCAGAAAAGCACCACTTTGTCAAGATTTTTCATTGACATTCCTGGCTGTATCGAGTATGATGATGATAAGGGAATAGCAACGAACCTGCGGGCGAGTTGCGGGGTCTTGCTTATCTGCGGAGAAGCAAGACCTTTTTTTATTACCCGAAAGGAGTGTTCTCATGCCGAGCAGTAAACCATTCAAGACCTATCGCCAACAGCTAAAAATACTTCGTTCCCGCAACCTCGAGATACGAGACGGTAGCAGGGCTACGACAATATTGAAGCGTGAAGGGTACTATAACATCATCAACGGCTACAAAGATATCTTCTTGGATACTGCGCTCTGCCGTCAGGCTGGCGAAGACCGCTACAAGCCTGGCACGACTTTCGAGCACATATATGCACTCTACACCTTTGATCGCGCCATGAAGTCGGCTTTGATGGACGCAATCCTGAAGGTTGAAACCTTCTTGAAAACGCAGATTGCCTATTTCTTCTCTGAAACATACACCCAGAACTTCAGTTACCTTGATATCAACAACTTCGATTCTTCCAATCCGCAAAAAGTGACACGCTTGATAGCCAAAGTCTCCAATGTCATCACGAACAATTCTCAAAGTGGGCAGGTTTACCACTACCTAGACAAATACAAAGAGCTGCCGTTGTGGGTCCTGTCCAAGAAGATGACTTTAGGCGAAACCTACCATTTCTTCGACGCACTAGATCTGTCAGTAAAGGAGAAGATTGCTGCGGAGTTCATCTATGAGTTTTCGCACGAATACGGGACAGATGTCTCCATTGATGATATTCGCATCGCTTCTATGCTTTCGGAAATGTTTCGATTTGTGAATCATTTCCGAAATATCTGCGCGCATGATGACCGGTTATTTAATACGGTTGCGAAGAATGGCAATAAGATACCCCGAATTGTTCTTTTTCACAAGAAGCAGCCGCCTTTATTCAAGTCCAGACTCTTCGATTGCGTGATCATTCTGGGGTTCTTCCTGACCAAAAAGGATTACCGCACTCTCATCTTGCAAATTGAGCACAACATTGACCATCTGTCAAAAAAGCTCTCCCCGAACACATTTAATGCTGTTCTCATTCATATGGGATTCCCCAAAAAATGGGATGATATCATCCTTCTGCCATAAAAAGAGCCGCCCCGCAGGCTGCCATGAAAGGAGTACATTATGATTCATATCAATCAATCCGAAAAACCGAACTCACGTGGCGGGTATCAGCGTCATAACAAGCCTTCGCGTCCGAGCTCTCCGCCCTCTCGTCCTTCACAGGCTCCTCCGAATCCTTCTTCTGGTCGTCGTTGAGCCATTCCGGCGGGTATTGTGTCTCGATGACAGTCAGCCCACTGGACACGTCAAAATAGGTCTGCTCTGTAATGTACAGGTATGAGTCTTTCTCGCCTTCCTTGACGCGATTCCATTCTTCCCGGTATTCTGGATAATTGCCATGATATATTTATCCATGTCCATCATCTCCCTTGCCATTATTTTATCATGGTATGCAGATATGCGAAAAGCCCGCCAGAGCGCGGGCTTTTCTTGTGCCGTTGGTGGCACGACCCTGGCACTAGATTCTGGCAGCTGTGGACTGCCATGGCCGCGCCAGTGACCAGTGAATAACTTGATGCCATATTATACTACGGATTTTCAAAATCCGCAATCGGTTTCGATTTTGGTGCACGCATCGGCGTGCGCATGGCCGCCCGCGCTCCTGCTACAATGAGCATAGATACATCTGCCAGTCTCCGAAAGGAGGCAGCTCTATGCCAAGAGCGCAAAAAGCGGCAATCTACTGCCGCGTGTCCACGCTTCACCAGGTGGACAAGGATTCCCTGCCGATGCAGAGGCAGGACATGATAAACTATGCCAAGTACGTCTTGAGTATTAAGGACTATGAGGTCTTCGAGGATGCCGGATACTCTGGCAAGAACACCGACCGCCCGGCGTTCCAGGAGATGATGGAACGCATCGAGCGCGGAGAGTTTTCACATGTGCTCGTCTGGAAGATTGACCGCATCAGCCGTAATCTCTTGGACTTCGCGACGATGTACGCCAAGTGCAAGAAGCTCGGCGTGACGTTCATCAGCAAGAACGAGCAATTCGATACGTCTACCGCGATGGGCGAAGCCATGCTCAAGATCATCCTGGTCTTTGCCGAGCTCGAGCGCAACATGACGAGCGAGCGCGTCGCTTCGACGATGAACGCCCGGGCCGCCGAGGGGAAATGGAATGGCGGCCGTGTGCCATTTGCTTATGCCTACGACCGCGAGACGGATTCCTTCTCGATCCGCGACGATGAAGCCAAGGTCGCGCTGGAGCTCAAGGATACCTACCTGCGCACACACTCCCTCACCTACACGGCCCGCCTGCTCAATGAGGCAGGCAGGCGCACGCGGCGCGGCTACGCATGGACGCCGGCCACCGTGGCCATCATCCTGCGTAGTCCATTCTACCGAGGCACCTATCGCTACAACTACCGTGACGAGTCAGACACGACCTTTAGCTTCAAGGGGCAGCAAGACTGGATCCTGTGTGCGAAGCACCACCCGCCTCTTTTTTCCGAAGCAGACTGCCAGCAGATTGACTTTTGGTTGACGAAGAACCGCCGCCATCACGGCAAGGCCACGCATGTGCAGAGGAAGCGCGTGCACGTCTTTGCTGGGTTGATACGCTGCGGCCTCTGCGGAAGCAACTATATCGCATCGCTCGACCGTATCCGCGCGTCCGGCTACCAGCCTTCCATGTACAACTGCAGCGGCCGTCGGCAGAAGGGCATGTGCAAGAACCGATACGTCAACGACATCCGCATCGGTGGCTTCATCTTCAACTACATCAGCAATGTGATCCGACTGCGTGACACTTTCCGCCCGCAATGGTCCAAGGCACGCATCCAGCGCTTCTTGCTGCAGGGCGATGTCTTCCGCGGTGCCTTGCTGTCAGATGACACGCTTCGCCATGTCAGAGCCGCTCTGCTCGGCAGTCATGCTGGCACGGCAGAATATCATCCGGCCGATGAGCAGCGCGATGGCAGCGCAGAGCAGGCCCGCAAGAGCAACCTGCAGGCCGAACTCGAGAAGAATCGCCGTGCATTGTCGCGTCTCATGCATCTCTTTCTCTATGCCGAAGACGAGCTGCCGCAGGCCGACTTCCTGCGAGAGAAGCGCTACCTGCAAGACAATATTTCCCGCCTGCAGGGCGAACTCGAGAAGGAGCAGCAGCCCTCCGTCTTCGCCAGCTCACTGACCGACGAAGATTTCCTGCGCAAAGCCGCCCACCTCCTCTTTCAATCCGCCATGACGCGCGGCGGCATCGACTTTCCCGAGCTCGCCATACACGTCGGCAACCTCGAGCTCAAGAACTTCGTCAACACCATCATCAAGCAGATTGTCGTGCTCGATGGCCATGTCACGCAGATCACCTTCGCCAATGACGAAATCCACACATTCCTCTACCACTGAAAAAAGCCTTCCCGCGCAGGGAAGGCTTTTACTGTCACATCATTCTTTTTTTTCGGCTTCGGCCTCGCGCTGGCGGTCGAGCTCCTCGAGTTCTTTAAGCTCTTCTGCTCGCTCTGCGTCCGGTTGCTTGCGTGAGCAGAACATTGCATCGCCGAAGGAGAAGAAGCGGTACTTCTGTTCGACGGCGGTCTTGTAGGCGCTGAGGATGAAGTTGCGGCCGGCGAAGGCGCTGATGAGCATGATGAGTGTGGATTTTGGCAGGTGGAAGTTGGTGATGATGGCGTCGACGATCTTGAAGTCGTAGCCGGGATAGATGAAGATGCCGGTCCAGCCGCTCTTGCCGGCGATCTCGTTTTTGGCGGTGGCGGCTGACTCGAGGGTGCGGATGCTCGTCGTGCCGACGGCGATGACGCGGTGGCCGGCCTTCTTGGTCTCCATGATGAGCTTGGCGGTCTCGTCGGGGATGCAGTAGTACTCTTTGTGCATCTCGTGCTCCTCGATGTTGTCGACGCTGACGGGGCGGAAGGTGCCGAGGCCGACGTGCAGGGTGACGAAGCCGAGGTTGACGCCCATCTCGCGCAGTTCCTGCATCTGCTCTTTGGTGAAGTGCAGGCCGGCGGTCGGGGCGGCGGCGGAGCCCTCCTCGCGGTTGTAGACGGTCTGGTAGCGCTCCTTGTCCTCGAGTTTCTCGTGGATGTAGGGCGGCAGCGGCGTCTCGCCGAGGCGGTCGAGGATCTCCTCGAAGATGCCGTCGTAGTGGAACTCGACGATGCGGCCGCCGAAGTCGGTGTGTTCGGTGACGGTGCACGAGAGCTCCGCGCCGAAGCGGATGACGTTGCCGGGCTTGGCTTTCTTGCCGGGCTTGACGAGCGTCTCCCAGTGGTTGGCGTCGAGGCGGCGCAAGAGGAAGACTTCGACTTTGCCGCCCGTCTGGTCGCGGTGGCCGATGAGGCGGGCCGGCATGACGCGCGTGTCGTTGAAGATCAGGGTGTCGCCGGGCTCGAGGTATTCCTTGAGGTCGTAGAAGTGGCGGTGCTCGATGGTCTTCTCTACGGGGTCGAGGACCATGAGGCGCGAGGCGTTGCGCGGCTCGATCGGCACCTGGGCGATGCGCTCTTCTGGCAGGTCATAATCAAAATCGGATAATAACATGGTAAAAACCTCTCTGTCTATCTCTATATATTAGTAGGAATCAGTCTGCAGGGTGACGCCGGTGTAGTAGTGGTGCAGGATGTCGGCATAGGATTTGCCCGTCTCGGCCAGCCGCTTGGCGCTCCACTGGGAGATGCCGAGGCCGTGGCCGGCACCAAAGCCCGTGAAGGTGACGCTGTCTTTGGTGAGCTTGGCGGAAAAGAGCGTGCTCTTGAGGCCGAGCAGGCTGCGCCAGGCATTGCCGGAAAGCGTGACACTCCCCTTCGTGCCCGTCACGATCATCGCCTTGACGCGGCCAGAGGCCGTGCGGTCCTTGGCGGCGCGGCCGACGGCGAGCGGCGAGAGCTCGATGGCGCGCAGCCTGCCGATGGCGTGGCCCTTGGCAGCGAGCTTCTGTTCGAGGTCAGCTTTGCTCATGGTCTTGGTCCAGGGCATGGTGCCCAGCGGCGTATCGCGGACGGCGCGCAGGTAGGGCACATGGCTCCCCCAGACGTCTTCGCTCGACTCGGTCATGCCGCCGCTGTCGGTGTGAAAGAGGGCTTCGATGGGCTGGCCGCCGTACGTCAGCACCTCTCCCCTCGTCGCGCGGACGGCGGCCGTCGAGACTGTCTTTTCGGAGGCGATGCCCTTGTAGAGCTGGCAGTGCGTCGTCGTGCAGAGGTCGTAGCCCTCAGCGGCATGGCGGCCGCGGCTCTTGAGGGCAAAGCTGCGCGCGGCGACGCTCTGCGCCTTGAGGGCTTCGGCGGGCCAGTCGGTCGGCATCTCCTCGGGCACGACGCTCAGGAGGTAGTCGTCGACCGGCACGATGTTGACGGCGGTCAGGCCCGCGCCCCTGTGGCGCAGCTCGAGCGCGCCTCGGTAGCGGCGGCCGTCGAGCGCCAATCCCCCATCCGACTTGTCGGATGGGCGGATGATCAGTATCTCGCCGCGCAGCTTCTCGCGGCCGACGAGGAAGGCACCCGCCTGCCAGCGCACATCATACGACTGCCCCGCTGCCAGCGAGACAGACTTGCCCGCATCCGTGCGGGCCATTCCCTTGCCGGCGGCCGGACTGATGGTCACGCTCCCCTGCCCCGCGGCCAGCCCGATGCGCAGATCCGGCCCCTGTTTCGCAGGCTGGGCCGCTGTCACGGCGGCTTTATTCGCCTTCGGTGCGGCGGGTGCATGATGGCGGGCCATGGCCGGAGTGGCGGCGGACAGCACGAGTGCGGCGGCCAGCAGGGCTGACAAAAATCTTCGCATTCTAGACACTCCCTTCACGATTGCATGGACCCCTTCCGCCTCGGGGGCTTGGCACCTTCCCCAGAGGGGAAGGCGGCGCTTCAT